CTATGAGTACAAGAACGGAGACACCTATGTACACGACGTGGTATGCTCACAAGGGACTAAGATGGTAACGGTACCCGAGATAGTCGCTAAAATGCTAATACACCAACCCAATTATAACCAAGTAGAGGCGAACAACGGCGGTCATATGTACGGGGAGGAGGTACAGCGCGCTTCTCTAGTTGTGGGGCTAACAGTTCATATGAGAGCTCTTAGAGCGCCAAATAACACAGCGAAACACGTTAGGATAACACAATGGAGTGATACGATAAAGCATAAGATGTTCTTCCGAGATAAAGCCCACCGCGATTCCGAGTACGCCGAGTTTATGATGTGGCTAATACGCTATCCAAGAACAGGCAAAGGCGTTCGGTACGACGACCCCCCAGATATGCTAGCAATGGCTGCGGCGGATATATACAGGCTACAGTCAAGTAATGCCATAGCAATGAGCCGCCCCGGCGGATAAAGTGCTTGACAAGCGGTAATATCTGTGATATAGTAAAATAAATTATACTTAGAGGGTAACCTCAAATTAGGTCGCATTATACTTGGTGACCGCTTGCTTAAATAGCACAACGGGTGGTGCAGCTGTCTCGTAAACAGCAGGTCGTAGGTTCGAGTCCTACTTTAAGCTCCAAGGTTAAGTCCTCACAGGCCCACGGTTTTAACACTCCTCGGGGGCAAACTTGTGAGGCATTACATAAAAAACTTTATAAAAAGCCTTGACATATTAAATCTTCTGTGATATTATAATTCTATACGGAGGAATTTATGGCTGACACAACCACCACGACAACTGTTTATCAAGCAATCGAAGCTGACCGTTTTACGGGCAGAGCAGCTATGTCGACCTCTATAGACCCAAAAACTCCAGATAACGTTATAACTATTCTCAATACTATGCTCCCCACGTTTAACAAGAACGTGGAAGAAATGGAGAAGCTGCGTAGGTATTACGGCGGCGCACAAGATATACTTTGGCGTGAAAAGGATATAAGGCCAAAGATAAACAACAAGACCGTTGTAAATTACGCTCTTATGATAACAGATTTTTGGAAAGGGCATACCGTCGGCGAGGGAGTTCCTTACGTGCAGAGAAGCGCGAAGAGCGAGGCCGACGCTAAAGCGATAGCGGATAACATCGCAACACTAAACGACTATATGCACGTACAATGCAAGAGGGCTATGGATATAGACCTTATGGAAGACGTGTTAATAACAGGACAAGGATATAGAATTATACTAGCTAACGCAAGTATGGATAAAGTCTCTGCGGAGGAAGACCAAGTACCATTTAGGATGGGAAGGTTAGAACCGCAAGAGACTTTTATTGTTTACTCAACTGACTTTACTAAGGCCCCCGTTATGGCGGTGGTAAGAAAAGAATTGAGCGTGATAACTGAAGGCTCGGCACAAGTGGATAGCATAGTCGCTGCCGCAAGCAAAGCTAATACAGATTACCATTATGGCGTGTATACTAAGGACAAGTACTATCTGTTCATTACGAATACAAATAACTATATTAACCCAAATACCAAGCCCGACGAAACTAAACCAAATGGCTTGGGAGTGATACCTATAGTAGAGTATTACTTAAATAAGTCGAGACTCGGAATATTCGAGCCAATACTAACACTACAAGACGCCGCTAATGAGGGAATAAGTGATAGGCACAACGCTTTAGAACAATTCGTTCAAGCGTATTGGAAGTTTGCGGGTTGCCGTATAGATATGGATAAATACGAGGCTTTCCTTAAAAAAGGTGCAATTATGGTGCCACCTAACGCAGCGGGCGAGACTTCTAGGATAGATATAGACTTAGTAACAAAAGAGTTAAACCAAGCACAAACGCAAATACTAACCGACTATGAGGATGCTAAGATATATGAGATTACAGCGACACCACAGAATAAGGCTTCGGCTGGGGGTAACACAGGTACCGCGTTAGAGATATCACAAGGCTGGATTAAAACAGACACGGCTTCTGATACAGTAGAGGGGCAGTTCCAAAGGGCGGAGACAGAGATGTTGAAAGTTCTATTAAGAATACCCGCTGTACGTAAGAGCCTTAAAGGACTAAAGGTTGCAAACGTAGACATACACTTTAGCAGGAATAAGACCTCTAACCTATTAGTTAAGACACAAGCCTTAATAAACCAGTTGACAGCAGGAGTCCACCCAGAGAAAGCATTTAAGGTTATAGGGTTGTATAAAGACTCCGCAGACGTGTACGAGGCGAGCAGGCCTTTCTTAAAAAAGTGGGACTTTGTAGCCGCGCCTATTAAAATAGAGGAGACAGATGAAATATAATTACAACATAAATAATAGTAATAGCACTTTACAAATTGATATGGGTACGGGGTTTCTTGCCCTGCCTCACGGTAAAAGCGTTATCGTAGATAATAAACAATTAGTGGATATGCTATGCAAGATAAGAGGGGTAACTCTTACGAGCGTAGATAAAATAATTAAAAAGACTAAGAAAGTCGAGGAGGAAATGCAATGAGGAGTCCAGCATTTATGAACATACAACTATTCGCGGAGCCGGGTGCAGGCGCACCAACACCAACACCAGCGCCAACACCCGCGCCCGCGCCCATAACGCCACCAGTGGCAACGCCACCAGTGGCAACGCCACCAGTGGCAACGCCACCTGTAGTATCGCAAGCGTCCTATACAGAGTTAGAGAAGAACTTTAAGGCTCTCACAGATAGCTATAAGGCCTCTCTAGGCGAGAAAGAGAGAAAGGTATTCGAGGATAACGAGAAAGATAAACTGATTGCGGAGTTACAGCGCGAGAAGAGAGTCATCGAATACGGAAGTAAGCTGTCTAGTTTAGAACTAGATGAGAACACTTTAAGAGTTGTAACAGAAGATATGATGAAAGGCGAAGTAGGCACTTTAATTAAAGCTGTCTCCGCGTTCATAGAAAAAAAGGCTAAGGAGGCTAAAGATAAAGCAGCTAACGATACGCCGGCACCACCGGATGGACAAGGCACAAAGCCCTCAACCCCGGACAATGAATTCGAAAAGTACAGAGACAACCCAGAACTTTTTTATAAAAGCGCACTCGGTACTAAATAAAATATAAGGAGTAGTAATTATGGCAAGAGTATATAAGAGTATTCAAAAGATTGCAATGGCATACGCTAAAAAGCAACCACAGGTTATCGATTATATCACAGAAGAATCACCTTTAATTTCTAGTGCGCCAATGCAACCCTCAACCCACGGTTTGAGACATGCGTTCGCTGAATTAGAAAGCGTAACAGGCGGCGGTTTTGTTGATATGGACGCAGAATTACCTAGTGCAGGTACACTAAAGAAGTTGAACTACCAAGATTTATCCATTCTAGGATGTCAAATTGAAGTAGCAGAAGACACACTTAAACAGTTAGGAGGTATGCCCCAGTATCTAGCTGACAACGAAGGCGCGATAATTAAGACTACCGTCTCTACCGCCGAAGAGCAGTTAATATATAACATTCTTCACCCCTATGCTGTGGCACAAGGCAAAGCAGTCACAAGCGCTGCTGGCGCTTCTGGTAACAAATACTATTCAATTCTTATCCTAAGATGGGAAGAGGGCAATCTTACAGGCTTGTATGACCCTAAGGGATTTGGTCAAGGCGGGATATTTACTGTGGACGCATTAAATGGTGGAAACAGATACCTAGATAGCACTAATGTTATCGTTGAGGGAGTTACTATGAAGTCATATATCGGTTTCTTGGTTAATAACCCTAGGAATATCGCAGCTATAGTCAACATTGACTCAACCGCTGTTTTACCTGCCACTTTAGCGCAACAGATTTCCGACCAGTTAATCGCAGCAAGGGCAGGCTCTTCTGGAAGAACTGAAATATGGATGCACCCAGCACTTCTAGGCAAGTTAGCTACGTTCAAGGACGATAAGTTAGTTATGTATCCTAGTAACACTGATGTTAATAGATTAGTTGCAATGTGGGATGGTTTCCCAATCCGCACATCTTATAACTTCAAACAAGGTACCGAAGGTACCGTAACAATATCATAGGAGGCTAGAATAATGGCTGGTTTGAATGAAGATATTAAAGTTTATGGTGAGAGCTTTTTCGATGATACGACAGTTCCCCAAAACGATACAACAAATTCCGACGGATACAACGTGTCTACGTGCGCGGTACTCGGCTCTTTTAGAGTTAAGGCTGTAGTTGGTGACACAAAGATAAGTCTAGCGAACGGAAAGGCGCTTACTATTACTTTACAGGATAGTGATACCGATGTTGATGGTGACTACGCTGCTTTGGCAACGATATACACGATTACCGCAAGCGGTGCCACCGAGTTAGCAGTAGGAGCAGACCTTGGCGAAATAGTATTGCCTTATACAGCTAAACAGTTTGTAAGGGCTACCATTACAACAGATGACGTTGCTGCGACAGGCACAATAATGGTTTACCCTGTATACTTGCCTAGATAGACAGTATACTAAATAGGAGGACACACAAATGCCACTTTGCCCAAAATGTAAAAAGCATTTCGGAAACTACGACGAAGCATATAAACAACACATAGCTACTTGCGGTCGCCCAAAAACAGCGCCCGCAGTATCTGTGTTAGATACCCCGTTAGAAGTGAAAGAGATGGAAAAGGTATTAGCCCAAAGAGAGCTAGAGTGGAGCGCAATAATCAAAGCTAAAGATGTAGAGATTGAGGCCCTAAAAAAAGCAAAATTTACTTTAGAAAAAAGTGTACAAGGTTACAAAGGCGCAACTGGCGCTCTACAGAAGACAAACGCTGTAAAGAAAGAAGAGATAGAGCTTAACAAGAAGGCATTTAATCGGATGAAGAAATTGTTAGTACCCCACTCCAATGAAACTTTCGAGTGGAGAGCGTATTCCATTAAGGAATATACGGTAAAATCTTTTATGGAAAAAAGGTGAAAAATAGGCTATGGCACACGCACTATTACCAAAATTAAAATTGAGGCTAACAGGTACACAAGAGCTACCCGCTGACGCGGTACTAGAAGAGTACTTAGCCATCGCAGAAAATATAGTCATAAATAGACTGTACCCTTTTGTTGATGACGTATCAACTACAGCAGTCCCAGATAGGTATGAAAGCGTGCAAGTAGATATTAGTGTTGCGCTAATCAATAAGAGAGGTGCTGAAGGTCAGACTTCACACGAAGAAAACAGTATAATAAGGTCTTATTCTAGTAACGACGTCCCTCCGGGGTTGTTGTCTAGGATAATACCATACATAGGGTAACAGGCTACTATGCGCAATATGGATATCAATAAAAGCACCATATATTATGCGAACCCAGTAAGTCGTGAGCCAAGTGTAAACGCCGAGGGCTTCCTAACAGGGGATACGTCAATAGAGTATACTACACCCGTTGCTATTGCGGCCGCTATAACAGAACCGCTTAACGCATCGGACACACAAGCCTATGGCAGAGTAGAGAATTACGATAGAGTAATAACGCTCTTGGGGTCACCGTTTGTACTGGACACACGAATATGGGTAAATAAGGTAACAACAGAACCATATGACTACATAGTCGTACAGCCGGGAACAAACACCTTAGTAAGACAGGTGGAAGTAAATGCCTAATCTTACTAGAGAGTACACGATATCAAATATGCTCTCTTTAGAAGAAATGCTTCTAAAAATGAGTGCCGAAATCGAGGCTAGGGCGACTAAACTTGTTAAAGACTTAACTACTCGAGGCGAGGCTATGGCGGCCGCAACGCTACCACAGTCGGACTATTCGCAAGAGGGTACTAGCATATCCGCAACGATAAGTAAGTACACAGGAACTATTAGGGCAAGAGGCTCACAGGTAGTTTATATAGAGTTTGGTACCGGAATAGTAGGGGCGCAAAACCCAGAGCACCCAAAACCATCATTATGGCCCGGCTATATGGGACACGACGTAAACAAACACGGTAGTAAAGGTTGGTACTTCCCAATCGGTGATAGGTCACATATATCCGTGTTATATGGTAAGAAAGTGGCGAGGTATCAACACACAACAGGAAGATTTGCGTCTGCATTTATGTATCGAACGGCAATGTATGTTCGTAGGGAGTTTTCAAAGATGCTTACCGAAGGAGTTATACGATGATAGATATTGAGCCAGAAGTTTATACGGCTGTGTATAGGGTGCTAAAAGAGGCCTATCCAAGTCTTAACGTGCTCAACGTAGAGCCATCGGGCGAGGCGAGCTTACCCGCAGTGTACTTCTATCAAATGAGTAACGTGAGCGACCCAGTAACAAGGGAAACGGATAGTAAGAGGGAGTACTCTACTGCGGTAACGTTTCAAACAGAGGTTTATACGGCCTCTAGTAACAAGAAAGGACTATCAAGAGAGATAGTTTATACGGTAGACGACGTATTATCAAGTGAGCCATTCGGGATGAGGAGAACGCAAGCGGGAAGCATCCCCAACTTATACGAAAACACGATATACCGTTTTATAATGAGGCATACCTGCTCTGTAACAAAATACGGAGTAATATACTAGGAGGTTAGTAATGAGTAATCTAAATACACCAGTTGCTGCGGGAGGTAGCAAAAAGTCAGTATCGTTTTTAATGTGGTCACCCACCGATACATCTACGGCTCTAGAAGACGTAACCGCGTCTACTATAGTCCCCTTTATCAATGTTTTGTCAGCGCCGGAGGGCGGGCAAGAACCAGATAGTTATGATGTATCTTCTCTTGCGGATAGAGCAGCGAAAATGGCGCAAGGCAGAGAGAAAGGCGGCATTATGCCATTCCCTTGTAACTATACACCAGACAACTATAGCAAGGCTAAATTGGCTCAAAACTCGGAGAATTCTTATTGGTTCTTCTTGTTTATGGGCGAAGATAGCGACGATAACCCAGATGGGCACTACGGTGCTTGGGCTTGGAAAGGTACAGTACACGCAAGACGTAATGAGCTTGCACAAAATGGTAATTTCACTATGACAGTTACCTGCTATACAGAAGATGTAGCCATAACCGAGTATAACGCCTTCACTGCATTAGTACCCGAGCTTAATAGTGTAGTTCTTACTAACTCACGGGTAGGGGTAGAGAGTACTCTCGCTTTAGTATATGCAAGTGCAACACCACCTACGGGCCCAACATTGGCATACCAATGGCAGTTAGGCGAAAGTGCTTACACTTCTTTTAGTGATATAGCTACGGGCGTTACGTCCACCTACACACCTGTCACAGCAGACCAAGGTAAGTTCTTAAGATGTTTGGTTTCCGCTACTGGAACAGCTAGGGGCACACGGTACTCACAAGTACTAGAAGTAGAAGCCGCAGCGTAAACATAATATGAGGAGGATAATATATTATGATTAAAACAACAAAAAGTATAACAATTAAACACGAGGGCGTGGACCTTATACTAAGGTATTCACGAAACAGTATCCGTAAAATGGACGCGTCAGGGTTCGTGTTTAGAGCAGAAAAGGCAACGGTTAGTATGTATACACAATTAATTTGTGGCGCTTTCTATGAAGCCTGCCCTAGGTCTTCGGATGACGACATATTAGATATCTATCTAGCAACTATCCCAGAAGAGCATAGAAATGATTTCATAGCGGCTCTTGTGGATATGTATGTAGAGATATTACAGCGGTTTATAGGCACAGGTGAAGCTAACACAAAAAAGATAGCTCCGCCTTGGAAGAAGAGCTGGTAATATCCTCGGCAACAGAGTACTTAGACCTAAACTGTTCATATATGATGTCCCTAGGAATGTCGTTACACGACTATTGGCACGGATATGTTGAGAACGATGCCTACTACATTGAAGCCGAACAACACCGCCTACACCGGGACAATGTATTAGCCCATAGGGCTGGAATGTACGTGCAAAGCGCGGTAGCCGTTATAGCTAGCAACATCTTACGTAAGAAGGGAGACACCTCCCCTATTGCGGAGTACCCAAGAGAGCCTTATCCGATAACACAGAAAGAGTTAATAGAGGCCAACAAGAAAGCAGAGAGGCGAATTGAAAAGAAGGAATCTAATCATATTCAAGATATGCAGACTTATATGAGAGGTATGTGCAGATAATGACCGGTAGTAGCTTAAACATTGATACCCTATCAATAAAGATAACCGCTTCCGCAGCGAACGCGTCTAAAGCCTTACGGGGCTTAGCCGTTGACGCTAAAAAAGTTGACGTAGGTGCAAAGCAAGGGGCGGTAGGTCTTACAAAGCTACAACTTGCTATGAAAAAGGTAAGCGCCGCGCGTGCGGGTATAAAACTTACTACGGATAGCCTAGCTATGCTCGCAATGAAAGCGTATGCTATGCAACGTGTAGCACGTATAATCTCGACTTGGGTTCAAGCAACCAACGCTTTCGTTGAAAATATGAACTTATTTACTGTCTCTATGGGCGAGTACGCCGATGAGGCAGTTTCTTATGCAGAAAAAGTGCAAGACGCTATGGGCATTGATATGTCCGAGTGGATAAGGGCACAAGGTATTTTTAATAATCTATTAACCGGTTTCGGAGTAATCTCCAAAGAAGCGTTCCTTATGAGTCAAAATCTAACCCAGTTAGGCTATGACATATCATCATTTTATAATATACAAGTAGACACGGCGCTTACAAAACTACAGTCCGCTGTAGCGGGTGAGTTAGAACCGTTAAGGCGATTAGGTTATGCAACAGACCAAGCAACCCTACAAGCATTAGCTTTTTCTTTTGGCATAACGAAGTCCTTTAATACTATGACGCAGGCGGAGAAAGTAACGCTACGATACACAGCTATTATGAATCAATCGTCAAAAGCTATGGGCGATTTAGGTAGAACCATTGCGACACCAGCTAATGCTTTAAGAATTTTAGGTCAACAGCTAACACAGTTAGAGAGAGCCTTAGGTCAAGTAATACTACCCCTGCTTATGGAGATGTTACCTTATATACAGGCAACGGTATTGGCGTTACGAGATTTAATGTACGAGATGTCTGCTTTAGCGGGATACGAGATACCTGTAATTGATTACAGTAACTTAACAGACGGGGCCGTTAGTACGGCTGACGCTATGGCAGACGCAGAGGACGCTATAGACGCCGCCGTTAAAGCCGCAGTAGGCTTTGACGAGTTAAACCTACTATCTACTGGCTCTTTTGGCGTGGATGAGAACAAAGATGACCTATCCTTCCTACTAAGTGATGTGCCTTTGTATGACTTCCTTACAGGAGTTAATGAGCAAGTAGAGGTGCTGACAGAGAAGCTTAAAGAGCCATTAAAGAAAGTGCTAGCCATAAGTGGGGCAGTACTTGCTACCAAGATAATTCTTAGCACCATAGCGGCCCTGCTATCACCGATAGGATTAGTGCTGATAGCGGTCGCTTCTATAGTGGCGGGTGTATATACTATATACGAGAACTGGGACCTGATTAAAGATATTATGGACCCTTGGCTCGAGGACTTTGCTACCGGGTTAGATTTTATTGGTGGTGCTTTCGCGGACGTAGGTGACACGATATATGAAACCGCTTTAACCATAGGCGAAGCCATCATAAGCGTGATTGACAAAATAGAAGACGGAATAAAGAGAGCTAAAGATTTTTTAGGCCTCCCTACGGCGGAGCAATCTTGGGGGGAGGAAATAACTAATGGGGGCTTTGGCAAAAAGGCTCTAGACTTTGGCAAAAAGGCTCTAGATTGGGTGGGCTCCACAACCATAAGTGCCTTAGGTGGCCTAGGTACAAGAACCGTGACACCGGGTTACGCAGAGGGGGGCTTCCC